TGAGTTCACGCCTTACGATCAACTGACCGAAGCGCAGGTCTTGAACTGGTGTTACGAGAACGGTGTCGATAAGACCGCTATCGAAGCGAACGTGACGCTCCAGATCGAGAATCAGGTCAACCCGCCCGTGGTTACGCTGCCGTTGCCGTGGGTTCCAGTTGCGGAGATCGTTCCTGTCGCTGAAGTTCCCGTCACCTAATATGGAAATCACCGTAAAACTCACTCAAGAACAAGCCAACGGTTTGCTGCAACTCATCGACATTGCAGTCAAAGCTGGAGGCATTCAAAACGCCAAAGTTGCTTTGCCGCTTGTTGATCTAATCGTCAACGCTGCTCAACCTAAGCCCGAGTAATGCAAACCGACACTAACAACAGCAGCGGAGTTGGGATCTCTCTAGCGACCGCTGCCGCTGCTGGTGCGGTCTCATTCATCCCTCAGCTAACTCAGTGGTTCCAACTTGGAGCCGCTGTTTTAGCCTTTATTGCAGCATCAATCGGTCTGTATAAAACCTTCAAAAAATGAACTGGAAAACTACTCTTGCCGGTGTTGGCGCAATCCTCGTCGCGGTTGGCGGTGCGCTCAAAGCTCTGTTTGACGGTGATCCTGCGACCAATTTGGATATTGCTGCGACTATTGCTGCTGTGACCATTGGCTTTGGTCTCATTGCCGCAAAAGACGCTGACAAAAAGCCCGAGTGAATTTTATCGAACAGATCGTTACCGCTTTGCTCAAGTGGTTGACTGGTTTTGTTCAAACACCGCCCACCGTTGAAGACTCAAAACAAGATCCAGACCTCAAAAAGAAGTTGCTGGATCGTATTGCTGACTCTAATCGCTAGTTGCGGCTGTGGGTCTCGCGTGGTTATGGTGCCTCACGGTGAGCCGGTGAGGCTTGCTGAGAGCGTTAAAGCTAAGGTATGGGTCAAAGGAGCGGACGGCGTTTCTGTTCGCTCCAGCAACCGGATAACTCTTCCCGAAGGTTGGTACGCATTGCCTAAAGATTGATATGTCACAACAAGTCATCAATGTCGGATCAACCGCAAACGACAACAACGGTGATACGTTGCGCGGGAGTTGGATCAAAGCGAACGACAACTTTACGGAGTTGTATAGTGCGCTCCCGTTGGTTTCTCCAACAGCGTGGACTCCCGCTCTCACAGATTCCGGTGGTGGTCGCACGTTTGCGTTTACTACTAACACGGCTCGCCATACTTCTATTGGTTTTGTCAGCACGTTTACTGTTGATCTGACGATCAATTCCGTTACTGGTAGTGCTACCGGCAACCTTCGATTGACTCTTCCTGATCCGGTTTTGTATGAAGCAGCGTTTTCTGTCTGGCTTGATAACGGGACCAATCAAGCCAAGACCGCTGTGATCGCTAGAGCTATCAACGGCACTAGCTATTGCGAGCTTTCGCATTTTGAGAATGGAGACGCATTTACTCTTGCTGATCACCTACAAGCAACCTCCAGACTCATTGTCAGTGGTACTTACTTCACTTCGTGAATCTAATCGCAACCAGTCTCCAGTTGGGGATGTCTGTGCTACAGAGCGCGATGGGAAACCCGTCGTTTCTGTGGCAGGGAGTGCTGGTGCGCTGTCTACCCGCTGCGATCACTGACGCTAACTCGGTTATCTCCGGTGGGTTTCAAGACAACGTACAAGCGCGAGTGTTGGTCAAGTTCTCCGACTGGAGACTAGCTGACTCAACGCTCGTCACAGTTGACGCTGCGGTCTGGTCTTGTGACGTTGGTTCTAACGGTGATCGGCTCCTGCAAGAGAGTGGAAGCTTTCTACTTCAAGAGAACACTGACCGCTTGCTGCTGACTTTCGGGAAGATGATTCCGGTGGTTGGAAGGCTCCTCACTTACGACGGTCGCCAGATGCGGATTATGTCTGCCAAGCGAGACGGATCTGGAGCTTACTATGCTCTTGAACTTGGCTCTAAAACCAAATGACTCCAACCGTCACAGTTGATACGTCGAGGTTTGACGCTGCGTGGAAGGAGTACCTCCCGAAGACAAAGCGGTCACTTGCTGATGCGGTCAACGCTCGCACGTTCTATTTGATGCTGCGGCTCTATTGCTTGCTTCCTCCTAAGTCTCCCCAAGCGGCTCGTAACAAGATTCTCGATTACTTCAACAGACCAGTTGGAGCGGATCGCTTTGACAAGAAGACCGGCAAGCGAGTGGGTAAATCTCGACAGCTACGAGTGGTCCACTTGATCGCTCAAGCTAAAAACGCGAAGGCTGGAAAACCCGGTCTCTACGGTCAAGATATGCGTGACGCTGCGGGAAAGCTCCGCAGACGCGCTGCTGGTTCTGTTGGATACCTCAAGTCATGCGTGACTAAAGCTATAAAAAAGCTGTCCCCATCCTTTCAGCAATTTGGCGGAACTCGACGAGCAAAGAAGGGATCTGCTGGCGTTAAGTCAGTGGCTGGAAACCAAGCGTTGATCAATCTCGCGAATCAATACGGTTTGCCGCAGGAGAATGTTGCGATGCACAAAGGCTCCTCCGCCTATGCGTACAACGCCAAAGCCGGATTCAATCCATCGAGTTATGTCCGCATGAACATTGGATTGGCCGACAATCAGGTTGGGACCGTCGAAGGAATCTACAGCAAAGCGATGCAGCAAGCCTACAACGACGAAGCCCGTGAGCTTGAAAACCACATTGCCGCTGCTCTTCAAGCCGCTTTTGACGGGTCTGAATCTAAGGGGATCACAGTAACATGAACGCTGTAGCTCTACGAACAGAACGCGCTCTAGTTGACTGGCTGGCCGCTGAAGATTGGTCAGCGTCTCCTATTGGCACTCCGACTTGCCTCACAAGCTATGGTCACGGTGCGTTGGCAGATCAAGATCTAGAGGATCAGATGCCGAGCTTCCCGCGCATCGTGGTCCGCGCATCGACTGCGGTTCCAGTTCATCCATTAGACCGCACTTGCGAGATAGACATTACCGCTACGCTCCAGTTGTCCGCAGACGATACCTCGGAGGCTCATATGCTCGCTATTGTGCAAGTTTTCGAGAATCTCCTGCAATACCTCTATGTTGACGGGAACATCTCGGAACTAGACACAGACGACACCGATCCCTCGGGAGGCTTCAACGCGCAATTCGCAGTCCCCGTAGATTTTGGCATCAACGATATCAGCGAAAGAGCTAGAACTTTTTCGCGATCCATGACAATTTTCGCAGCAGCAAACTCGATTTAACAACCCACAAACATGGCACAATCTAAAGGTCTAGCCCTAGTCTACGGATCTAAGGGGACGATTCAGCTTTACAATCAAACCTCATCGTCTGGAACTGCTCTAACGGGAGTAATCAGCACCATTGAAAGCTATGATGTAACGCATGAAGCGGACGTTGAGCAGATTAAGAACTCCGCTGGCAATGTCATTGCTCAGATTGCCGCTAACGAAAGAATCTCTCTTAACCTTACTTTTATCCCAAGCAGTTCAGTCGATGCTGCTACCGCTCTAACTTGCGCTTCTATGCCTAACGTTAATGGCTACGCGACTATTGCTGGTGCTGATGCCACTACTTATGGAGGCATTACGATCAACGGCGACTATATTTATTCCGGCGGTGGAAGCGTTAAGTTCACATCCAGCGGAAAAGCAATGGTCACCATTACTTTGACCAAGTATCCTGCTGGTGGTTTGGCTGGTAACGCTACCGTTTACACTCTGTAATCGTGTCAGAACTTGCAAAGATACTCGCAGAGACCGGACCTCCAGCACCAGTGGTGCTTGGGGTTCGACTTGTACCCTACACTGTAGGTCATGCGATATTGCTGCAAAGGCTGCGGTCTCCTTACGTTTTAGGTGGAGAGATTACGTCCAATGATCTAGCGGAGGCTGTGCTTGTTTGCTCACAGCCTCCTCTGGAGTCCATTAGATCAATCAAATCAGTCTGGAGGGATCTGTTCCTCTGGTTGTGGTCGAAGCGGATTCAGCGCATGAATCTAATGGTTGAGTCCGACAAATTCCAGTTGTGGCTTAAGGAGCAGTCAACCGCTCCCGAGGTGCTGATGGAAGCTGGAACTAAATCAAAGCGTCCCGCAATGCCGTGGACCGAGCGAGTGCTTGTTGGTTGTCTCAACATTGGCATTGGACCAGACGACGCGATCAGGATGCCTCTTGGTGACGCAGAAAGGCTGATTCTAGCTCACGCAGAGATGATGGGGCAAGTTCAGTTGTGGGACGATCAAAGCGAAGCTGTGTGGCAGAGCCAACAATCTAATTAATATGGGTATACTCTCTATGTTGGTAAAGCTTGGTATTGATTCCACTCAATTTGAGATGGGGATCAAACGCGCTCAGG